TCTAAAAAGTCCTCATAAGTTTGCGGATAATCTTCATATTCGCTCATGCAAACACCCAAGTTTCATTTAGTTTTTATCTATATACTACATCTTGTGGTCACTTTAGTCAAGCGGATACCCACTTAGATAATTTTAGTTTTAGTAGAGAAAAAAGAGCTCTAGTAGTTAATTTTAATATTAATAGTATTTATGGAGTTATAGAAAAGGTGGTGAATTTTTAATGGCAGAAAGTAAAGAAGTAATACAAACACGAATGCTAAGTAATATTAGTGATGAGTACGACAAAACAACGGGTCAATTCTTTTATGATGTAGAAATGCCTGTAGCAATTGAATTAGAAAGTATGGGTATTAAAGCAGATAATATTTTAAATAATGGCTTTGCTGATACAGCAGAAAATATTTATCTTGATAAAGTAGCAAATGAACAAGGTGTTTATAGGAAATCAGCTACCAAAACTACAGGAATAGTAACTATTACAGGTGTAGTAGGTGCATTGATTCCAATCGGTGAAATGGTAGCTAGTGACAATGTAAACTATTTATTTACACAGGATGCTGCAATACCTGTAGGTGGAACTATAGATGTATCCGTTGAATGTGAGCAATATGGAATTATTGGCAATGTACCAGTTGGAGCTATTAAATATTTTCCTAAAACTCTTGACGGCTTACAGACCGTAACAAATGCATCAGCTTTTACAAATGGATATGCTGAAGAAGCAGATGAAGAACTGAGAGGGAGATATTATATCAAAGTACAAACGCCGACAACAAGTGGTAATAAATATCATTATCTTAATTGGGCAAAAGAAGTTACTGGAGTTGGAGATGCAAGGGTTGTGCCACTATGGAATGGTAATGGTACTGTTAAGGTTATTATTATTAATAGTAATAAAAGAGCAGCAGACAGCACATTAATTGATTTAGTAGCAGCTTACATAGAGGATAATAGACCTATAGGAGCAACTGTAACAGTTATATCCGCAATAGAAAAAGCTATTGATATTAGTGCTACATTAACTATAGATTCTGCTAATTATACTTTAGAAGGTGTGAAAACATCTATTGAAACTAATATTATTAATTATCTCAAATCTGTAGCATTTATAGATACATATATAAGTTATGCAAAGATAGGCAATATAATTTTTGATACTAATGGTGTATTAGATTATAGTGCTTTAACTGTAAATACAGGAACAGCTAATATATCTATACTTGATACAGAGGTAGCAGTGTTAGGGGTGGTGACAGTTGGATAATACTACACTACTAAATTATATGCCTAGCTATTATAAAACATCTAAAGTTATTGACAATCTTAATAATGCCAACGCTATTGAGCTTGATAATTTTGATAAAAAATTAGATAGTGTCTTAAATCAATTTTTTATTTATACAGCAGATTTTGCATTAGAGAGATGGGAAAGAGAGTTAGGCATTGAAGTCAATAATAACTATAATATCGATTTTAGAAGGTCAATAATACTATCTAAAATCAGAGGTCAAGGAACAGTCACAATAAACTTAATTAAAAATGTAAGCGAAAGTTTTGCAAATGGTGAAGTTAATGTAATTGAAAACAATTCTGTTTATAGCTTTACAGTAAAATTTATAGGTTCTAAAGGTATTCCACCTAATTTAGAAGATTTGAAGAAAGCTATAGAAGACATTAAGCCAGCTCATTTAGCGGTAGTATATGAATTTACTTATAACCCTTGGAGTTATGTAAAAACACTTACATGGCTAACAGTAAAAACAGATACATGGGGAAACCTGAAAGAGAGGTAATTAAATGGCAACAAATACAATAAATTATAATCTGGTTAAGCCAGATTTAAACGAGACAGCAGACATACAAGTAATAAATGACAACATGGATATTATAGATTCTGCTATACAAGAAACGTTAGACCAATTTGATACTTTATCTACAAATTTAACAGCATTAGATAGTGACCTTGAAATGCATAAGTCGGATAATGTTCCCCACTTAGGAGTAACAACAAATAGCGGTAATGTCTACTCAGTAACTACAACAAAAACCGTAGACACTAATCAAAAGTTTACTGTACAAATTAATGTAGCAGCCACAGGTGTCAGTACATTATCGGTATCAACTATAGCTAGTGGAGCTGCAAAAATAGTCTACAAAGCAAATAGTACAACACAGGCTACATTAAAAGCAGGATATTACTATATGATTTATGATGGAACGGCTTTTACGTTGTTGGGTGAAGGAGGTGAGTATGGAACAGCAACAGCAACTGAAGTTTTATCTGGTTATACTATTGGTACAGAAAATGGCATTGTAAACGGAACATATGGAGCATCAATGAATGCAGGGGATAATTATATCGTTGCATCTAATAATGTAACTACTATGGTTAATACGGCAGTATATACAAAAAAATATGAAATAAGAATGGAAAAATCAGGTACGGTTAGAGTTAAATTTGCTATAAAAAGCAGCAATACATCAGGTGCATATGCAAAGGTATACATAAATGGTGTTGTTGTAGGCACTACACGCACTAATTCAACAACTAGCTATGTTTATTATACAGAAGATTTTACAGTTAATATTGGAGATTTAGTACAACTATATATTGCATCAACATCAACTAATACTGCAACTGCCAATTATTTTGGAATTGGTATTAATTCAGGCTTTGAATATGCAACTATAATTCTTTGATTGGAGGTATAAAATGATAAATAAATACCAATACACTACACAAATAGAACGTGAAAATATCTTAAATAGTAATTTACAGTTATTTTTAATAGAGGAACAGAACATCAAAGAAGGTAATTTCTTAATATTTACAGATATTGAACCAATAGAAACAACGGTAAGTAAATTAAATCAGCAAGTTAATGACCTCAACCTAGCAATGGCTGCATTAATAGGAGGTGCTATATAATGCCTAGTTGGAAAAAGAATATATTTGTAAATGCAATAAGAACTAGAATAGTACAAGAAGGTAGAACATCAGCAGCAATTATAGAGGATTATTTATCACTTACTGAAGCTGAAAAAGCTGAGATATTGGCAGCTATTTAGCAGACATTAGGATAATTAAACGTCATAGTTGAAGTAAGATAAAATCAACAAATTAATAGTAAACAGGAGATGGTCAAGTTTGATTATCTCCCGTTTGCTTTGATTTACTATGGTGAATGAATGGAATAAATTATACATAATATTACACATGTTTACATTTTAACATATTATGGTATAATAAAGTTACAGGAGGGATTATATGAATAAACTAGGTATAATTATTAAAAACTTAATGATTAAAATGAAGTATATATTAAATCCGAATATTTCTAACAAAAGCATTTTAGAGGACTCATTTATATTTGGAATTTATGAATAAATTATACAAATTTACAACAGAACATTGGATAGTTAATACATTTATTTGTTCTTTTCCAGTAATTTGGTTCACTATTGTTCAGACTGTTGGAAAACAAATAAATTTAGTTGATGAAGATGGAAAACTATATACCTTTTCTTTGGTAATATTTTGGTTTTGTGTAGGATTATCAATTATATATTATGGACTTACATCATGGTCTAATAGTAATAATAATAGAAAACAAACTAAAAGTAGACAATTATTGGAAGATATTCTTTCATCCACAAATCAAATATGTGCTAAAAAACTACAAAGGTTTTCGTCTTACATCCGAGGTGATTCAAAGAAGTATATAGAGAATCCTTTTATAGAAATAACAAAGCCAAAAGAACAAATAATTGGCTTAATGGATGAATTAAACGTTTGCCTTCATAAAATTACTGGAATAAGAAGAGAGAATATTGGTATTAGCATCATATATAGATATGATTGCGATAAAAAATGGGATTGGTATCACAAAACTAATATCTCAAGTGGATTAAGTATAAATGATATTGTAGATAATGAAAATAGTGCAGCAAGGCAAATAATAGATGGAAAAACTAATATTGTTTTTTATCCTAATAAAACTATTGGAATTAAAGAAGATAGATATTTACCAGATATTAAAGATAAAAATACAAGTTGTTCTGGTTCTATATTATGCAAAGATATTAGTATAGTTTCTGATAACGCTAAAAATGTTCGTGCAGTTCTAAGTGTTACTTCGTATGGAACACAATTGTGTGAGGAAGATGATAAAGTAACTCAGAAAAAATTGTTAGATTTTATATTACCTTCTTTTGAAACTAGAATTAAGATTGAATTATGTTTAGATTATATAAGAACCAAACATGTAAATAGTATGAAGTTAAAAAAGATTTCCTAATCGGAGGTCTTTTCATGGTAAAAATTAATGTTAATTTAATGATAACAATATATAATTGGCGGTATTTGACAATATGACCTAAAATGTGATATTATTTAGCTAAGAAATAAACTTATTCAGACAAATAAATCTTGGGTAATAAGGTACACTATTATTGAGGTGATTTGTATGAGTAAAGATTTTAATAATATTGATAAAAATATAGAGGGAGATGATGATATGTCTACATTGGCTATTGAGAATAAAGAATATAGACGTCTTGATATTACAAAATTAAGAAGCAAAAAATCTAGTGTTATATCATCTGAAGAATCTTTAAAAGATATCGTTCCTATTGATTGGTCGGATGAAGTTTTATCAGGAAAAAAGAAAGTGATAATTACTAGTAAGAAATAGTTGGGAGATAAAATGTGTAAAGTTGGGGATATAATTCTTGTTCAAAATTATAATGACAATGGCATTGATTTGTCTAGGCATTCATTTGTAATAATTAGTGATGAAGCTGGACAAATACAAGGATTAGAATATGATTTAATGTGTAATGTAATGTCCTCTTTTAAAAATGTAAAACATAGAGAACAGAAATTAAAATATTCTGGCAATTATGAAGTTTTATATACTGACTCAATTATTACAGATGGTGGAAATGGATTGGATGGATACATAAAAGCTGAACAATTCTATTATTTCACTAAGGATACTATAGAATATGAAGTTATTGGTAGTTTAGAACCAGAATTTTTTGATTCATTAATACAGTTCATTGAAGATTTAGAAATTCAAACTATTGATGTTCTTGATAATATTAAAAAAAACGATTAATACATAAATCAAAAAGACCTTCTAACTCGGGAGGTCTTTTTCATGGGTGGAATATTAGGATTATAATGTGACCTATTTATTTTTAAACATTTTGATGGTAAAATGGGCTAATAATATTAGAGTTGAAAGGGGTAGATATTTTGCTCAAATGTAATTTCTGCGGAAAGTCACCAGATGAAGTAAAAAGAACAATAGCTAGAGATGTAAACACATGTATTTGCAATGAATGCGTAATCTTGTGTATGGAAATACTTATGGATGAACTTGGTGATATAAAAATAATAGAGTTCCAACCTGATAGTGAGGTAGAAAGCAAGGATTAATTATATACTTGTTTTTTAAGAGGATTACTCATAAATGGGTAGTCTTTTTAATTTATACATTTTTACGAAAGAAGGGTTGCTGATGGTAGAGGAGTGTAGATACAGATGTTTAAATGAAGAGTGTATAAGGAGCATATAACGAAACACTCCTGTCTTATGGTTCATAATGGTAAAATAGGCAGGTAAAATTTTTTAACCTTTTCATACAAAAAAACATAATATGTATTATTTGATATGTTTTGGAGGGGGACTACAGTGAATAATGATTTAAATAAAGGTAGCAACAGAGGTTGCAATATCTCTCTTTCTTCCTTAAGTGCATGTGAGCTTACATTACTTCCAACAGCAATTTCTTTAATACTATCTGAAGGGATTGATGGTTGTGAACGTGCTGTTTTAGGCAATCTTTTAATGTCGGTTGGACAGAATATAATCACTTT